TCACAATGTGGACATTGGGTTTAGCGTCATCGCTTCATTCAAATAGTCTGGTGCCAGGTGAGCATAAGTCATTGTTTGCATAATCGTCGAATGACCTAGTATCTTCTGTAACGTTAAAATATTACCCCCGTTCATCATAAAATGACTGGCAAAGGTATGTCGTAATACATGTGTTGCCTGACCTTTCGGTAAATCAAATCCCTGTGCTTTCAGCACATCATAAAACTCCATATATGAACTATTAAACAAACGACCCGTTTTGCCATTGTGGATCTCATTCATGAATTCGGGCGTGATAGGGACAGTCCTATTTTTACCGTTTTTGGTATCATTGAATGTAACTCGTCCATGAATAATATCATTTCCCCGTAGTTCTGCTGCTTCGCTCCAACGCGCACCGGTAGATAAACATAACTTAGCAACATGAAGCTCATCGCCACTTAGGTTGCTTAATAATTGAGTTATCTCTTTCTTATTCAGAAAACCCATTTCAGATGCTCGCAACTTGAGTTTGCTAATCCCCTTTAATGGGTGCTCGTTATGATACTCACCGGCATCTATCAATACGGTAAAAACGCCACTTAGCCTAACTTGGCTCCGATTAATCGTAGTTGCCTTATTCCCTTTAGCCATTTTGTCAGCTCTGAATTGCATGAAGCGTTGTTTCGTTACTTGGTCAGCCCTTGGGTACCCTAAATCTTTATCGATGGATAACAGATGCTTTAGCTCTTTTTCAGGGCGTTTTAGTTGCTGACCATGATAGTGATACCAAAGATCGATTAAATCGCGTAATGGCCGTTTGTCTGCCGGCTTCTCAACCCAGCCTTTTTGGTTCTGAGTTGATAATAACCAACGCTCATACTGCTGCGCCTCACCTTTGGTTTTAAACTTCTTTCTGTGTCGTTTACCGTTTCGGCCTTGTGGGCGACAATCGACCTCATACCCGTTAGGAATAGATTTAATAGACATTGAACCACCTTTTATTACTGTTTATTTATACAGTTAATATGATGATAGAGCTTAAATTAGGTGTATTCAATGTTTGTTTGTATCTGCTAAATACATTATCTGCGGGGTGTATTCATTTTAGTAGTGGGGGGGGGGCTATAAAGTTAGCCCTAGAATCATGCATGGCAAAACTATTGAGTACTTTGGTTTTAAGTTGTGAGTTAGTTTACGGCTATCAACAATTGGACGTGATGTTTATCTTTATTATGAAGATGTAAGACTAAAATAGGTGTTCTAGATACATTATATGTGGAACCTATAAATAATCCCAGCACAGATCTAACACATTATGCACCAAAGTATAGAGTTGTTACTCACTAAAAATGCGAACGTTTCAGTTTGCCATAGATTTTATCATGCGAAAAATGGGGTCGGTTCTCACACACAATTTACATAAATGAATCTAACGTGAAGTGGTCAACTAATATCACTACAAACGAGATTGTGAATAGTAATTATGTCATTTAGGCTAGTTACTTCCTAAACGATATAGTATTAAAATATTCAATATTTATAATGTCGATTATTATAATCACAAAGGCCTTTGAGCTTGTATATAAATGAACAAAAAATTACTAACTAATAAAGGATCACTAATTGTAACAAGCCTTGTCGCTTCAGTATTGGCTGGCTGTGATGGTTCTACTGGCTCTGAACCAGTGATCCCAGATCCTGTACAACCTATTGAAAATCCATGTTATGAAGGTGCACAGGTTTGTTTACCTGTAGAATTGCCATATCCAGATCCAGTTCCTGATTGCGAAGACTTAGATAATTGCGATGTATCTGTAATTCCTATTGATATCATTGTAGAGCCTATTGAGGACCCAATTATCATAGATCCTATAGAAGGTGAACCGTTCGATTACTGTGAAGAACTTGGTATTGATTGCGATGTTACCGTAGAACCAATTGAAGGTGAAAAACCTTGCTATAATTACATCCATTACTCTGATCGTGACGGGATCAAAAAAGTTACTGAATACAATTCCTGCACTAGTGATTATGCAGTGGTAGAAACGCCTCCAGCTAGAATGCCTATGATTGAGTACAATCATGTAGCTGCGGTAGATAGTAGTGATAACGAAATTTACCGTTATTATTTCTTCATTATGAAAGATGCTTGGGATGGTATTGGCGAACCGTTCTCTAGATTATATTCTTCTTGGGCAATGAAAGGAGGTAACTTTCAATATGAGTCAACGACATATGATGGCTTAGACAAGTACGACACCGTTTTTTATGGAATATTCTGGGAAGATGGTTCAAATGACCAAATATCTATTTCTCATCAAGTTCATTATGATAGTTGGGCTTCAGCCCGAACCATTTATGGATGTACTTGGAGACCTAATGAATATAACCCAATCAGCCCTGACAGTTGTCATGGTGAACATGCTGATGGGACTACTTGGAAGGTTTATTTAGATCGTTCACTAGTAGAGAGTTTTCCTTATAAACCTCTTGATGCAGAAATGAATATTGATTATGCTGAAATAGCTACTGCTTGGTGGGAAGAGCATGTACCTGAATTGACCTATTATCGTCAGTAAACAGTGTAGTTGATTCGGCAACGATAGCCCTTAAGCTGCTATATGGTGGTTGTTTGATATGAAGTGGTAGAGTGATTTTGGCCACCTAATTAGAGGTGTTACAATATTGTTCTGGTATAACTAATCTGAGTATTGGCTAAAAAGCCAATACCTACACTGCCTGAGCATAACGCGAACAGTACCGCCTGGTAACAACGGTGGTCACTTCACTGACTAATTATAGTTACAACGTAATTATTTTAACACCCAAATCATGAGCCTTTTTCATTTTAGACGTGATTTCATGTCTTCCTGTATTACCCATAAATAAGAACGATGTTTGTTTACCAACGCTTCCCATTACGATAGCACCATGACTTTCAAGTAAGGATTTCGCATCTGCTCGAGGGATAGGAAGTGTACCTGTTAGAGCAACTCGAATGTCGGTCATATTGATGGTTGTTAGGATTTCATCTAATGTTGAATATTCACGCTCAATATCTTCTTGTTTTAAAATTGTTTTTGCACGTTCATGGGCTACTTTTCCGTTTAATTTAAACTCTTCCCACTCCTCTAGCTTTTGCTTAATGTAAGGTAAGTCTTTTAATTGTATAACCTCGTCGTCAGTTGCATAAAGATCCCAATTGGCTTTTACATATCTAATATCACCATAACGAGTATCAACAGTTCTGATCGATATTCCATTTTTTGATATTGATAAAGGCACTACGAATCTAGGGCCACTATCACTCCAAGGGTCATCTACTTTAATCGCATCACCTTGCTTTATGCCTAAAAGTTCAAAAACTGTCATCTAACTATCCCGTTGTGATCGAGTGTTATCTCCCTAGCCATACATCTAACTATCAAATTTAACGCGGTTAAGAGCCGCTTAATGTTGAATTTTATCGTAGGGTGTATAACTCATAACTACTCTTTTAATGAATTTATCGTAGAATAATTATGAGTTTACATGTGGTATTACGGTAATGTAGGTAGGTAGTTTGGTTATGTGAAACAGGTCACGAAATAGCGTTAAGTAGCATTAAGGTCGCTTACACTTGCCCAGTCCAAACCACACCACACCCAACTGTGACTTCGTGATTTCCAAGGATTATATGATTTAACGTAAGTGATGCCATTTAATAGTTAGATTAACTATTATGTTTAAGTTTTAGTGAAATACTAGAGTCATCAATATGATCATATAATGAGTCAAACAATTTATATATTGAATAAAATTCCTGTACCTTTTCATCGGGTAGCTGTTTCATAATAAGTCTAAATTCATCGTGAAAATAATTTATTTTTTGTTCTAATTTATCAAAATCAGAAACTAATTCTTTAATTTTATTATTATCATATACGAATTCATCGAGGTCGTGTTTAATTCTAAGAACCTCCTCTTCAGGAAACCAATAAAAGTCATAGAATTTAAAAAGCCCTATTGCATATCCATTCTCGTCAAGATTAAAATCATATAGATTTTGTATCGTAGGATCATTGAATAGATTTCTATGTACTTCATGTATAAAGTTGTAATCAATATAAAAGCTAGGGGTATCCGTGATATCCGAATTACTCGTAAATGCCATTATGTTTTTGAATACATGATCTAATACGTTTAAAGAATTCTTTAAGTCATATAGGTTCAGTAATAAATTTCCTTTTGGCCCGTCATGACCTTTAGAACAAATATCACCGAAATCATTTTTAGATATAACCGTTACATGGAGTAGTTCGAGCAATAATTCTAGGGAATTAATGAAATTAAGTACCTCAATTTGACGTATATCTATACCCATAGATTTAAGCCCTTTGTTTTCTGGCTTATTTTCATTTTCTTTATGATTTATAATCAAGTCATATTGCTCAATAATGATATTGTAGTGGTAATTTATGGCTTCTAAATCATCAGTTTTGGAGTATTCAATACCACGTATATCAATATGGAAATGTACATTTGAAAAACTATTTTTTGGGAATATATTGCGATATAACTTTTCTCTATCATAGAATTCAATAGTCATTTTAGATGATTTCTCGATATCATCTAAAACACTAAAGAATTCTCTTTTATGTGCTTGGTACATCTCAAATTTAATGTTTACTTGTTGGGTCTCCCACAGTTCATTCTGTCGTTCCTCTAGTTTTTCTTGTCTGTAGTTTGCCGCTTCTTGTTGTTTTCTAATATGGACATTTTGTAGTATCAAGAAAGCAAACGTAACCGCTGTCGAAACACTGCCAATTAATACTGATATGCCGTTAAATTCTGGTTCACCTCTATCTAAACCGATAAAGTAGATAATGAAAGAAGTAACGATACTGCTAATTGAAAAGCTAAAAACGGCGCATACACTTGCGATTATCCAAAATGAATGATTGGCTAAATACTTCATCACATTTTCTGCCCAGTCCAAACCACACGCCCTATAAGTGCTAGTTCTTCACCATCCAATTGTGACTTCGTAATTTCCCAAGGGTCATACATCGTATTGTCAGATTTAACACGGATTATGCCGCCTGGTAACATCTGTAATCGCTTCACTAATAAGTTGTTGTCATGACGCATGACATAAACCCCATCAGATAGATTATCCACATCACGATTAACCATGATCATCGAGCCGTTCTTTAATGTCGGCTGCATACTATCGCCGTCTACTAACATCAAAAATACGTTATTCGGGCACACGCCAATTTCATTACGTAACCAGTGAGGTTCAAAACTGATTGTTTTTGGACGCTCTTCAACTTCAGCCAATAAACCCACGCCAGCAGATGCAGATATTTCGTAGAAAGGTAGTTCTATGTGCTTCTTGTCTTTGTTTTTGAAAATGGGTGTTGGTCTATTTACTTCATCACGATCATTCACATTGATGTTATGCAAACCTGAAGTATCTATCTGATCTACATCAAGTGGAGATATTTGACCTAGTTTAGGTTCCGATCTTTCACTTAATAACCAGAAGGAGTACTTAAAAAGTTCTTCTTTTGCGATTATTTTTTCTATCACAGCTATATTTGGATTTGATACACCTGACTCTACTTTCTTAAGTGTACTTATTGATATATCAGTGAATTCACTAAATTTTTGTTGTGTCATGCCTAAGCTGTTTCTTACAGCTTTTATCTTCTCGCCATAATTCATTTGACAGGGTTCCAAATAGTCACTAGTATTGGTTCTGAAATGTCACCTTGGTGTTTTGAGCGGTACTAAGTGTCATTTCAATGTGTTAACCCCAAATAATCCCATAAGGAACTAATTATGTCGATAACTATCGCATTAGATTCACCAGTTTTGAGTATTCCTGAGTTCGCAAAACGAACCGGCCAAACAAAAGAAGCTATTGCATCACAAATGGATAGTGGAGCACTTCCATTCATTCAACATCAATTTCGTGCGACACGATTCGTTAACATGCTGAAATTGGCTCAAATCTGTGAAGAATCAAACAGCGATAACCCTTAGCTTCATAAAGCTATTACTAATTGCATTCGTCCTTAGCAATAGCTGAGGTACTAAAAGTATGTATATAAACTTGGATAAAGCAAATGCCTAAAAATTCAAATATCAAAGAAAACTTAGTCGTTAACATTCAGCCAGATATGTTGCCGATCACTTTAGAAGTATATGCCGGCCGTACTGGTCAATCAATTAGCGCTGTTCGCGCCCAAGCGTCACGCGGAACTTTACCTACCATGCAAATGGGTAAAAGCAGCACCATTTATGTTAACCAAGCTCAAATGATAATGAGTTCACTTGAAGCTGCTGGTTGGGATGTTCGGACTCCAAAAAATATCTACGCTCTGTAGATCTTCATCATCTCAGATAGGGAAGTTTATTCAATGTACGAATCACCTGGGAATGTACACCAAGTTATTGATGCCGCATGTGTTCGTTTTGCATCGGCTGAAAATATCGAAGAGCTTGCGAAGTCATGTGATATGCGTGGTGGAATGCTGCGTAACAAGTTAAATCCAAATCAACCACATCAATTAACCGTTAGTGAATTAATCAAGATCACTAAGGAAACTGATAATCACGACATTATCAACAGCGCCATTTTAGAGATAGGTCTTATTGCCGTTCGTTTACCAAAGCAGGGTAGCGCTAAACCATTAGCACTTAGTGCAATGAATGTTACAGCTCATACGGGTGACATAAACCGCCACATCTTAGAGGTTGAATCAGAGCGCAGACTGACGCGACATAAAAAAGACGCAATTGTGACAAAAGCAAACTCAACAATCCGTGAATTGGTTTTTCTTATATCAGACGTTGAAAACCGTTGTGGTGGTGCTGGACCGTTCATGTCCATGTTTGCCGATGCAGTATTAAGTGGAATCCCAATGCCGGGCATGTAATTAAAAAGGATGAATATTATGGAAACAGTACAAAGCGTTATTAATGAAATTATGTTTATTGCCATATCAAGACCTGATGCGATTGATATTACGGTTGAATTCAGTGGTATTAGTGACTCACTTGCGGTGAAAGTTATGCCGCGTGATTTTGATTACATCAATTCAACGACTGAACAATATGAAGCAGCGATTCTCTATCGCACTAGCGTTTGGCTAAATGAACCAGGTCCAATGCAAACAGCACTGGAAGCTAAAACTAAGATCCTGGAATTAATGGCAACGTCAGTAAATATTGGGGTAGCAGCATGAAGTTTGTCGCAATAAAAATTTGCCCTAATGGCGGCACAATTCGAGAGCCCAAAACCAACGAGCCTCAAACTGTTGAAATTGGTGAGCATGACAGTAAAGCCGATGCAATTGAAAATGCATGTTATTTATTGGATTGTCGTCAACTTTTTAGAGGTGTTATCCGTAGCCTTAAAAATGCGGGCGGTTATATCGTATTAGACATGCAGGAGTATGCCGAGGTATGAGCAAATTAACTATTGATCAAAGACGTCGTGGTTTGGTTAACGTCCAGCGTTTGCGTACGGAATTACAATCAGTAATGGATAGTAAGAAAATTGAGCGCGGCGTGGGCAAGTGTGATTTGAATAGTCGTATTTCATTTAGAAAACATAAATGATGAATAAGTTAACCTCCGAGCAAAGGCATCGTGGTCTAGCTAATGTTAAGAAACTACGTGCTGATCTAGAAGTGATCAGTGAGCGTAAAAACTTTACTAAGCATAATTTCATTCAACGCATAAAAGTAAAAGCAGGGCAGTTACGAACAATGACTGCGTCTGAGTATACAGCAAAATACGGCAAGGATTTTTATGTTCACCCCAATCACTAAAACAAGTAACCCACTTAAAAAGCTGCCGTATAACCTGCGTTGTGAATTAGCGAGTTTTGTTGATAACAACGCAAATAAATACAATGTAGAACCAGCTCGTGATCGCGCCTTTGCTTTCGCGCGTTCGGTCGTGTCTAAACTCAACGTTCCTTACGACATTAAAAACTATCTTGATAAAGCCGGTGCAGCACGATTAAAGAAACACGGCCTAAAACGTGCTGTTAAATTTATTGATGATCGTAGTGCACACGTTGTGGCTAGTTTAGGTGTGTTACCTGAACCATGGTACCGAGTAGACACTGAGTATAAACGTGTACGTCTTGCTGATGAACTAACAGGGCGCGCATGTTTACATTTAGAACTTGCACTAAAAGCAGGGAAGAGGCCACTTGAGGCACTCGAAGAAATTAACGAGTTCACAGGTCTAGCTTTATGGATGCCTCACTTTGAACCTAAGAAGCGTGACCGTGATGATGACGTCTATTTAGGTCTTATCGCCCGCGCATGTGATGACGCTGTTTGGCTACGAGCGATTAATAAAAAGGTAACAATAGCCTTTGAATCCGCTCGTCGTGCTGCAGGTATGGTTTCACCACATGTAAGCCCTTACGCTTCATTTACTACTTGTCAGTGGTTAAAAGACCGCAAGAAAAAGCAATTAGATTGGCTTGATAGTATGGCTATCGAAAGTGAATGTGGTGAAACGCTTGAGCTTAAAGATGTGCATGATGCATCGGTATCTAATCCTGCTAATCGCCGTTATGAGTTAATGACTCAACTTAGTGGTTGCCAGACATACGCAGACTCTCAAGAACACGTTGGTTTGTTCGTTACAATGACCGCTGCAGGTCGCTATCACCGGTTAAAGAAACACGGTAAGTACTTTGTTGAAAATCCTAATTGGAATGGTGCAGATCCGATTGCTGCGCATGATTGGTTGAAAACATCGTGGCAGCGCTTCCGTGCAGCTGCCGATAGAGCAGGGCTAACTTATTACGGTATGCGTGTTGTTGAACCTCACGTAGACGGCACACCACATTGGCATGGTGTTTTCTTCGTACCAGAAAACCAAGTTGAAGACTTTACCCAGCTATTAACTCAATATCAGCACCAACGTGATAACGATGAACTGTATACGCTTGATGGCGACCCAAAGTTAAAAGCAATGGAAGCGCGAGTTAAAATTGAAAAGGTCGATCGCAGTAAAGGTGATGCGGTTGCCTATATTGCTAAGTACATTTCTAAAAACATTGATGCACATAAGCTTGAAGGAAAAAAAGACTTAGATTCAGATCTAGTTGATTTGGTTGAAACCGTGACTAACGTTACCGCCTGGTCACGTGCATTCTGCTTTCGACAATTCCAATTCCAAAAAACACCATCGGTTACCGTATGGCGCGAACTTCGACGCATTGAGAAAGAGCAAGAGTTCTGCCTATTTGAAAAGATACGCCTTGCTGCCGACTGCGGTTGCTTTGCGTCTTACTTCAACTGGATGGGTGGACACCGCCTTAAACAACGTAATCGCCCGATAAAGCTATTCTACGAACGTTCAGAAAACCACTATCAAGAATTAGTTAAAAAGACAGCAGGTCTTACTGGTGTTGGTATTACCGTGTTAACGCGTGAGAAAAAGTGGGCATTAGTTAAAAAAGACGTGGGCACAAAAGATAACGTTACCAATGTTGTTCGCGCATTCACTCGACAGGTTGCCATTGCGACGAAGAAGAATAATAAGGTTACTCGGATTTTAGGGTCTTTGGGCTTTTTAGGTTTTAAGTCTTTAGGCACTGCTGAAAGCGGCGGGAGCCGTTTTCCTTGGACTAGTGTCAATAACTGTACGCTAGGTACAGTTCCATTGGAAAACACCTGTGTTCCAGATATTGAAACCAGAAATCAGAGAATAACGATGAATATTAAGTCGGTGATTCCAGTCCTAGGACAACAAATTGATAAGCCCCCTTAGAAGGTGAAGCAAAGTACGACTTAAACCAGAATTTTATTAGGGGAATATAGATGCGAGTTACTTGTAAGTTTTGTAAGGGAAAGGCACGTATTTCAAGTACAGATAAAGTATCAGTCGAGTTCACACGATTGTATTGTCAGTGTTTGGATGCAAAGTGCGGCCACACGTTCGTGATGGATTTAGGGTTTAGCCATACGTTGAATCCACCATCTAATATTGTTGATCAGTTATTGGTGGACAGAGTTAGGCAAATGCCAGTAGAAATACAGCGAGAACTGTTTGGTCTGGTTTAAATAACCGCCACTTACAATGTTAGCCCGAACAGCAGCGGCCAAAGACTTTCGACGCTGGGTATTGAATATCTTAGACAAAGAAACTAGCCCGCAACAAGTTAACCAATCCCAATCAATTGGCAGCATCATCTCCGAATTAAGTTTAGAATCTAGCATGACTTGCTATTTAATTACTGTTGATGATAACGGTGCTAAATTACAACCGATTGATATTAGTGGTAAGTCGTTAGTTGATGCTGAGGTAGCAAGGTAGTTAGTGCGTGATATGAACCAATTGTAACGACGTATGCAAGAAATGACTAAGCGCATGGGGATTTTAAGTGGTAATTGTGATGTGAAACGGTTGAGGAGGTTGATTGACTAGTCATGTGAAGATAGTTGATGTTGCTTGGCATATGACTGTGGTAGTAATATGCCAAACAATTATTTATCGGTATTTAACGTCAGAGAATACAACATTTGTTGTTGCACCAAATTTACTTTTATTCAATCGATATCGTAAATTCCATAATGCAACTCTTCGGTTTTTAATTTTAGGCCCGATCACGATTTCTGATTTATTTCTAAATAAAAATGGGGCTGTTTCACAATATAGCCGTCCAGGTTTACGTTTATCTAGCATTACATCATCTAAAGACATTGCTTGAATCGCACGAACTTCTCTTTCTGTTGAGTATTGCTCATCTTTGTATAGATACATGACCTCTAATAAAGTTGCATATAGGACATAATTTATTTCATTTTCAGTCTGAGCTCGTATACTACTATCCAATTTTTGTATTGCAGCTTCAATTTTATTTAGTGGTACGTTTAATTCTTTGATTGTGTCTAGTTTCTCTTTATCACTATAACAAACGCGAAATAAAACAGGTGTAGTATTAAGTTCAGTCTCTTGCTTATTATTTTGCTCTTCTTGTGAGCTTTTTATGCTTTTAGCTTTATGTTGAACAAAAGAGTCTAAGGCTTGTCGGCGGTAAAGTTCTTTCCCTTCATTAAGGGGGAATGTCGTAACAATGCTAAACCCATCTCCGTCATTACCATATGCCCGCCATAGGTCTAGACGATCGGATGACTCTGTAAAAGAAAGAGAATAGATAGAAGGTGGGACTGTATTGACAGTGTCTAATTCGTTTTCAAGTGCACTTTCTTTAAAAATATTATTTAGAAACGTACTAGATAACTCGGATGTAGAGTTAGCTAGATTTATCAATGAGCGACCTTCTGTTGGGTCGTTCATATAATCTACGTTATACAGTCTTAGGACATTAGCACCGTTTGATTCTTCAGGTAGAACATCTGGTAGGATACTTTCAATAGCTGTCCATGAAGTAAAATGAGCTAACGGCTTTTCATCGTTATAAATGTGACGTTCTTTGATAGATCTAATGACATCTTCTAATTCTGTGAAAAAATCTTCTAAAGGAGCTAATCCCTCATACTTATGAAATAATTGAACTATTAACTCATGAGGAATATATAAGGTAGATTTCTGATGACCTTTTTGTGCAGCCCTAGTGAATAATTCTGCTGCTTTTTTATAGTCTTGCACTTTACCATTTCTATATATTAAACCAAGTGCATACATGGATTCTATATTTCCTAGTTCAATCGCTCGTTCGAATAATGAAATAGATTTTTGTATATTTTGCTCTATACCATCACCGTCGTTATACATGATAGCAAGATTTAACGTGGCGCCTGAATGGCCTAGGTCAGCCGCTTTTTGGTATAAGTCAGCCGCTTTTTGCTTGTCTTGCTCTATACCATCACCGCTGTCATACATGATCGCAAGATTTAACGTGGCGCCTGAATGGCCTAGGTCAGCCGCTTTTTGGTATAAGGCAGCCGCTTTTTGCTTGTCTTGCTCTATGTCATCACCGTTGTCATACATGATAGCGAGATTGCACGTGGCGTCAGGATGGCCCAGGTCAGCCGCTTTTTGGTATAAGGCAGCCGCTTTTTGCTTGTCTTGCTCTATGCCATCACCGATGTCATACATGATAGCAAGATTATACATGGCGCCTAGATGGCCTAGGTCAGCCGCTTTTTGGTATAAGGCAGCTGCTTTTTGCTTGTCTTGCTCTATGCCATCACTGCTGTCATACATGATAGCAAGATTATACGTGGAGCCTGGATGGTCAAGGTTAGCCGCTTTTTGGTATAAGGCAGCCGCTTTTTGTTTGTCTTGCTCTATGCCATCACCATTGTCATACATGATAGCAAGATTACTCGTGGCGCCTGGATGGTCAAGGTCAGCCGCTTTTTGGTATAAGGCAGCCGCTTTTTGTTTGTCTTGCTCTATGCCATCACCGTTGTCATACATGATAGCAAGGTTACACGTGGCGCCTGGATGGTCAAGGTCAGCCGCTTTTTGGTATAAGGCCGCCGCTTTTTGTTTGTCTTGCTCTATACCATCACCGATATCATACATGATAGCAAGATTACACGTGGCGCCTGGATGGTCAAGGTCAGCTGCTTTTTGGTATAAGGCAGCCGCTTTTTGCTTGTCTTGCTCTATGCCTTCACCGTGGTCATACATGACAGCAAGATTGCACGTGGCGCCTGGATGATCAAGGTTAGCCGCTTTTTGGTATAAGGCAGCCGCTTTCTGCTTGTCTTGCTCTATGCCATCACCGTGGTGATACATGACTGCAAGATTACACGTGGCGCCTAGATGGCCTAGGTTAACCGCTTTTTGGTATAAGGCAGCCGCTTTTTGCTTGTCTTGTTCTATGCCTTCACCGTGGTCATACATGACAGCAAGATTACACGTGGCGCCTGGATGGTCAAGGTCAGCTGCTTTTTGGTATAAGGCAGCCGCTTTCTGCTTGTCTTGCTCTATGCCATCACCGATATCATACATGATAGCAAGATTACACGTGGCGCCTGGATGATCAAGGTTAGCCGCTTTTTGGTATAAGGCAGCCGCTTTTTGCTTGTCTTGCTCTATGCCATCACCGTGGTCATACATGACAGCAAGATTACACGTGGCGCCTGGATGATCAAGGTTAGCCGCTTTTTGGTATAAGGCCGCCGCTTTCTGCTTGTCTTGCTCTATGCCATCACCGTTGTTATACATGACAGCAAGATTACACGTCGCGCCTAGATGGCCTAAGTCAGCCGCTTTTTGGTATAAGGCCGCCGCTTTTTGCTTGTCTTGCTCTATGCCATCACCGTTGTTATACATGACAGCAAGATTACACGTGGCGCCTAGATGGCCTAGGTCAGCCGATTTTTGGTATAAGGCAGCCGCTTTTTGCTTGTCTTGCTCTATGCCATCACCGTTGTGATACATGACAGCAAGATTACACGTGGCGCCTAGATGGCCTAGGTCAGCCGCTTTTTGGTATAAGGCAGCCGCTTTTTGCTTGTCTTGCTCTATGCCATCACCGTTGTGATACATGACAGCAAGATTACACGTGGCGCCTAGATGGCCTAGGTCAGCCGCTTTTTGGTATAAGGCAGCCGCTTTCTGCTTGTCTTGCTCTATGCCATCACCAGTATAGAGATTAAATGCATAGTCATAAACTTCCTGTGCACTTATGTTATCAGGCTTATCTTCACTCATTTTAATTTAACTCGTTGTATGATTGTTATTAATTTCAATAATTTGAATTGTATATGAAATTTATAGGCGTACCTATAAATTTCACTCCTCTTCGCCTACCGCGTTTTCGCAATTTTCTGACGTTTTTGACATAAAGGTGGACATGCTGATATTACTTAAGCCTTATCTAGAAAGGATCTAAACGATCATTTAAAGATCGCTAATGTCAAAATTGTGACACCTTTTGTCACAGAATGACAAAGCATCTAGTGAAACGTTTAATAGAAAGTGATGCCGTCATGTTGAATGATATTTACACATATAGATTTGCCACATATGTTGTTATGGATAAATCTCACAAGAAGAACAGTGAACTTGTTTTATATACAGGTGTAATAGGATTTGGCCTATTTTACGAAATATATATGATTTATACTGCCAAATTATCTTTGTTTTACATTTATGGAAAATATAGTTGATTGAAATATAACAATTTATTCTCTTATCAATGTATTTATACAGGTCAATATAAATACAATTCTTGTTTTTCCCTCAGTTTTATTTGATTTTTAACCGCTATTTAACACTATCTATTTGTAATTAATAGTATATTTGGTACTGTTTATAATAATTAAATTAAACTGGAATTCACGTTATACGGAATTCCGTATAACAATCTGTTAAAGAGATTTATAGGTGTTTATGAAATTTCGATATTATTCATTCGTAGGAATATGGATGACTTTGCTCATTACTCTGGTTTTTGTGCCAACACATAGTCTTGAGATTCCATTATCTGTAAGAGCATCTTTCTCTTGGGGGGGGATTTTTTTCCTGCTCTTTTTGGTTTTTCGAAATTTGAACAAAGCTAGAGAAAAAGAATACGCAGAATTAAAAATCTATTTAAGGGATAAATTCAAGCCAAAAGTGCTTGTGGAAAGTACAACTACTCAGTGGCTCGTTCTTTCTGGAGGAGTCTGCTGGTTCCTCATTCTTATTTTTAAAGATACCTTAATCCCTCTACCTTTGTTTATCCTTGGGGGGACTTTAATGGTTTGGGGGTTGTCCAACTTCCTTGAAGAAAATGGCTTATATAATTTTTCAGAGTCTAGGCTGTCAAATAAATGGGTTTTAAGTGCAATAGGTTCGGTATTAATTTATTGGGCTGGCTTTAAAAGTGCAGGGCAAATAAATTCCGTCTTCAACGTTGACCCTGGTTTTTTCCCTTTTACGTTAACTGCAATGGTTGTATTTAACTTAGCCACACTGTTTTTTTTACTAATGATTCCTGTTTTCTTCATTTCTACTTTCGTTATGATTAAAAATTTCATTGGTGAAATTGTATGTAAAAAAATAAAGGTTGGACTGGCTATTTTTCCATTAATAATTATGTTCAGTTGTTATGCTTCGTTGTTTGGCGTGAAAATGCTGTCTCCTCAGGTGCAAAATGAAGTAACTAATTCTATTGCCTTGAAAACAGATTTCAACTCATCACATATTTGCAAGGGCGATTGGCTGAACGGCAAGCCTGTAATATTTATTGGCCCTAACTCTACACATGTTCTAGCACAGTCTAGGGTAACAAGTGATAAATATGATATTTTTAGGTGTACATCTCTTTAACAAGCGCTTTAAACGGAACTAAAACAGTTGGCTCAGTTCTACTTCGTTCCACATTTATAGCCAACAATTTTAGTCCGCTTAAACGGGCGTAGGCATTCACGGAGTAAATATGAAAATTGACAGTATCCGCGAAATAGCTGAAAAAGCTCGTGAAGTATTAGTTGAAAATGGAAGCTTTATTGGTAAATCATTCTTTGACCGTTTTCCTAAAGCTGCATGTGGTTTTACTACGGATATGTTAAGTAAATATCTAATTTCTAAGGGCGTTCGTAATATTGAATCTGTTTCAGGTAAAAGAGGCGATTCCTCTCACGCTTGGTTAGAATACGAAAGCTATATTATTGATATCACAGGCGATCAATTTATTGATGGCGTGTCTCCTGTGTATATTTCAAAGAACCGAGAATTTCATGATCAATTTGGTTCGCAGGCAAGGATTTTGCATCCTGTTCCACATGCGATTCTAAGTGATTCATATAACAAATTCTCTAAACTTATGAATAATAATGCCTAACAAGTTGCTTAAACGGAAAATTAACAGTTGGTCATCGCTTCGCGATTTTAGCCAACCATTAATTCCCGCTTAGCAAGTCGTTGTCTCAAGAGAGGTCGAGTGGATACCTATAAAATCATAATGACCATAATTGCTGTCTTTAGTATTGGTTTTAATATCTATCAGTTTCTTTTAAAACGACCTAGATTCAAGTTCAGAATGAGCTACGGACTTGAGCCAAATGAAGATGGTGTCGGAAACTTTTTATGTGCACGTTTGTTTGTATCAAACACGGGTGGCGAAGCTGCAATTTATAATGGCCTTGAAGGTGCTGATGAAAAAGGTGACGTTTTTTATCCATCATGCAGCATTGAAGTTGGATCTAAGGTTGAACCAAACGCCTCTGTAGTTGGATATATCACTAATGGGCATTTGTTAACGCATGGAACATCTTCATTATTTATTGTTGATGGTGTTTTTAACAAACATAAAGTGCCAAAAAAAGTTCTTGATAAGCTTTTGAGTGAACTTCAACAAGAAAAAAACCGTCTTGAAAGCCTTGGGTGTAAGGTTCATCCACCAAATTTATTTGAAAGACATAACAAGTCAAAGCATTCGGATGCAGCAAGCTGCACCAGTGTTTGAATCGTTAGCATAGGTTTTGATTCTATATATCTAAGGTGTGGTACAAATGAAAAATTGGTTACATGATAAGTGTTCAGTAATATTTTGGTTAACTTTAGCTGTTTATGCGTTAACCCTTTATTTTGTGAGCTATGTAGGTGTTTTCCTTACTTATATTGCAGTGCCGACGATTGTTATTACAGGTTTTATTGCATATGTAACAAGACCAAATGTAGAACAAACCTAACAAGGCATTAAACGGACAAATAACATTTGTTAGGTTTCGCTTCCCCACATACTTCAACCCACTGTTTTAGCCCGCTTAATGCGAGGTTAAATCATCTTGATCACGTTTATTAAAGGGGCTAACCAGCCCCTTTAATTTCCTTACTCCCCCAGAACGCCCTAAACAATCGCATCAACCCTAGTGTTGAAACCGCAATACCTACAATTACAAATTCAAAGTACCAGGGCGCGCCTTTATAACCCATCGCTTGCCAACCATTCGCCATATACGGCTGCAGCTGTGGTATAAAATGGGCAATGAACAATCCTAAAAATACCGTAATAATGATTTCATCCATTATCGATTCGCGCCGGTTCTTCAGCACCTGCAGATCATAATCAGCATCGTTACCTTCTTGGTTAGCTAGGCGTTTAGCTTCTGCGTCTAACTTGGCCAATTTAAGGTTACCTTCTGCAGTTGCAATCGATGCCGCCATTTCTGCCGCAATACGTTTACGCTCGCGATAGCTACCCGATAAATCGGCAATTGGTGCAGAAATAAAACTAAATAACGAAGTAATCCAACTCATGATTTATTCCTCATAATAATATCTAAAAAGTGTTTAGGGTCTTTTGATACGGCTTTCGCTAATGCATTTAAGCCGGTTAAAATATGCGGCGCTACATACGCCGCAATACCAATAATCCCCGTTTTTAAATCATCATTCAGACCAAGCCAAATACAAAAACTTTCCGCAATATACGCAGACAAAATTGCCATCAGCACCGACATAAAATAATGAAAAAAGGTAATACGGGTACCAGACATATACATTTGCGTTGCCGCGGCCAGTAACGACAACAAACACAGCTGCCCCCATTGGCGAATAAAAATAATCAATTCTTCCATTAATCTTCACTCCTCGGGTTTAAGTCGGAATACTCAGGCACTGAAAATTCAATATGCAGTGCCGCGGGTAAATACTCGTTAATTTCCATCATGTCTTGCTGCATCGGCACCACTTCATTGTTGTAATAAGCCCGGGTGATTTTATCTAGGTCACCAAAGCCCGGACTATCACCGGATGTTTGCCCGCTTAATGCTTCTTGGGCACGATGCATACTCAACATATCGTTTAACGTCATCTTCTTGATGCGCTCAAATTCATCCTTGGTCGATATATCACCCACCGGAATAATCTTAATTGCCTTCTCTGCATCAGCCTTGCCACTGCGATTATTAATAAATAAGCTGCGAAAATTACCCACACCGCGAGAATCTTTGATCGCTGCTTTCAAATCATCTTCATCTTCGGTCGATAAATTGGGATCCGCCATCGAAAAGATAAACCCCATATGTGCACCGTTCTTGTAATATTTACGGCGGAATAGGGTGGCATCTTCATTTAACAGCGCAGACTGAATACCGCCATAATATTGGGGAATACCATAGATACCCTGGTTCGGGTCGTATTCTTTCAAGTGGATAACTTCGCCTTTTTTAAAACGCAGAACCTTGCCATTACTTAAGCGCTGCGCATAAACACCAGGCGTGGAGGTATAGCGCATCGATAGCGCAGGCAAATGCCTTAATTTAATGACGTTACCGAATGCATTTTTAATGATCTGCAAATACGCATTCGCAGCCCAACAATAATCAAACGCAAACTTCTTAAAGGTGCGCTGGGTTAATAGCGCATTAGGCTTAAACCATTTTAAAATCATATTGCGTTTAAAATATAAAATAGGGCCATGTTGGGCATTTACCCGTAGCAATTTAATCAAGCCGGCTAAACTCACGGGCGGTGAATATAACCCGTCCATATCAGCGTAAAGCCCGATGTATTCGGTCATGCGATTATCTAAACACGGCTCAGGGTCACCAAAGCTAAAGGTGTCGATAGATTTGCTTTTAACCGGTTCAGTGGTCGTACTCTTAGTTGAATTCATTATGCGGCATCTAATCCTATTGATGTTCTGGTGCTCGAGCTGTCACCAGATAATGGTTCGTAAATCATGGCGTGCATGATTGCCCAGGCAATATCAGCATGGCCTGTGGCGGCGGTGCGGTTGGTTGCATAGCTGATTTGGTCACCAACCACTTTCTTGCGAATATTAATAAAACTGCTGGCAACCATTACTGAGCCTTCATCGAATTCAAAACGCTTCTTGCCAATGACATTAAGCGCCTTAATCACCATCTTGTTTTTGTTGTGTGGGTTGTAATGGATAGGCATCGCCAGCGGGAAGAATTTTTGAATTAACTCAAACACACCCAAGCCCATACCGGTGGTATCAACACCAATATGTACAACATGGTATTTAAGGGTGAGTTCTTTAATTTCACTGGCCATGGTTTCAAAATCGTTACCACTTAAATTAAGTGATTCCAACAACCGGAACTTATCATCAGGGCCAAGCGGTAAACTCAAGACCACTACCGAGGCAATGTCTCGCGTTCGCGCAGGGTCAAAACCAATAACAACCGGCTTCATGGCATAAGGGCGTGACCAAGTTGGATCGAAGTCGGTCCATTTCTTACTATTACCCACGCAAGCCATCAGCTGCTTAAGGCTAAACGCACTGTGGGCATCATCAATAAACTTGCACATAAAGAGATTATCAAACTCTTCTTTGGAGTATTCATTCTCCAGCATGCTGATATCAATGCGGTCAAAGCCTTGTTCCACCACATCATAAACATTGAGCTTTTGACGCCAGATACCATCATCACAAAGCAAGCCATGTTTTAAGGTTTTGCGGCTAACATCGATGGCAAATTCGGGATCATTACAGGCTTTTGTTTTTCGGTACCAGCGACCATTCCACAAATCATAAGCTTCATGGCTGGTCACCGATGGGGTACTAAAATAGGTAATACGAAAATCTTTATGGGTTGCCATTGCCTGGGCAAGACTGCGTAACTCTTTAAACTTCGGGATCCAAAACACTTCATCAATATACAAGTCACCAGATGCCGATTGTGCTGTGCGGGCATTGGTCGATTTGAAATACAGTGTTGTTGTCTTGCCTTTGTTACGCATGGTCAGTGGTGAGCCGCTTAGCTCAATACCAAACTGTTCACGACATAAGGCAATAATATTGGCTTTGAATATCTCCGCCTGGTCCCGCGATGCTGAAATGAAGATCTTATTACGGCCATTCACCACCGCATCATAAAACGCTTCAAAGGCAAAATAGAAAGTCGCGCCAATCTGACGTGGTTTCAGAATAAAGCGGCTACGGTAATCTTGATGTTCAAACCAGTGTAATTGGTGCGGGTAGAGCAGGTTGTCTTTGAGTTCGTCCAGCATTTCTTTGGTGATACTAGACACATCATTCTTAATCTTCTTCTGACGTTTCTTACTCTTACTGGTTCGCTCACTGGTTTGTTCATGTTGGGGCGCAGCAGCTGCAGGCGTATTACCGTATTTTTTAGTGATGCCGGCACTGGGCAAGCGTGACTGATTTAACGCGCATTGCTGTTTGGTTAGAAAATCCAGTTCTTTATAGTCCGCGTCATCTTTATTGTCACGATCTGCCAATAAAACAATACGTCGTGCAATCGCTGTCTCGGCATTAAGTGACGGGCACAACTCATTCCAACTGCCATCATCCGCCCAACGTCGTAATGATCTTGCACTCGGCATACCGTCGATTTCTGAAATTTCATCAAACGTCAGCCCACCAAAAACATAATGGTCGCGCGCCGTTTTAATAATTTCGGTTGTATATCGGGGAGTCCTCGGTTTCATAACTGGCCTGTAAAGAAGAACAAGCGCCAAGTTTATAACCCTAAATCACGTAATTCTTTAAGAAGATTTCCGTGTTATTCCGCTTTCGCCAAGATCGGAATTTAGCGGATTTAATGTGATGGATTAAGGCCTGCTCTGCGGGCAAAATTGGTCTCACTTAGATTCACTTTGACATTAAACAGGAAACAACATGGCTCAATTACGCACTATTCCACTTGCCATTGCCGCCATGGGGTTAACGGTAGATGGTCGCGAAATATCAGAAAAAGATATCGACGATATTGTTACTACTTACAACTATAAAAAGTACGGCGCTCGTATCAATTTAGACCACGAATTTAATTGGTCTGGTTGGGCGGCGAAGAACCTTTTAAACGTAGATATTCAAGGCGGCATGTTGGGTGATGTGATTGAACTGACCACCGCTAAAAATGATGAAGGCATTAAAGTCTTATATGCCGTGTTATCGCCTAATGCGTCCTTTGTGCAGTTGAACCAAGCCGACCAAGCGGTGTATTTCAGTATTGAAATTAATCGTGATTTTATGAAGTCAGGGCAAACCTATTTAACCGGATTAGCCGTGACGGATTATCCCGCGAGTACCTACACCGACCGTATTCACTTTGGCCAACAGGACAAAGACAAGATGGAGAGTACAGATGCAGCGGACACAAATGCAAATAACACACCTTCAGATACTGACCTATTAAAGGTGTCATTAGCATTAGACGAAGCGGCCAAACCAACCAAGAGCCTGTTTAAAAAACTCTTTAATTTTAATAAGGATGATGACGACATGAAACGCGAAGAATTTGCCGCCGCAATGACCGACGCGCTCGGTGCGCCGTTGCTGCAATTTAGCCAAGCACTGGAAGCGAATACCCAAGCAACGCAAGCCTTATTGGCTAAACAAGGCTCGACCACTGCACCGGTTGACGATGGGAATACAGATACTCAGGAAAGTACGGGTGCTGATAAACCAACGGCTGAATTTTCGGCTATTGATGGCAAGGTTAATGGTTTGGTTGAGCAAATTGAAGCGCTGACTAAAACCGTGAATGATGCAATCAAAGACCCCGCATCAACGACCACTGAAGGTGAAGAAGAACACCTCGGTGAGAATGGCAAGTACCACAACCTTCTTTAGCAATAGGAACAATATTAATGAAGCTTAAAACAACACAAGTTTTTGCCGCGGTGGTGTCTGCATTGGCTGTCAATTACGGGGTTGCCTCCGTATCTGAACAGTTCAGTGTCGAGCCGTCGATTGAGCAGACGTTGTATGACCAAGTATATCAAAGTGCTGAATTCTTACAGCGCATTGATACGCAAATGGTTGATGATTTAGTCGGCAGCTCAATTACGGCTGGTATCAGTGGCGGTGTGACTGGTCGCGCTGGTGTGGAAACGGATGAAACTAAAAGTCGTAGCACCAAAGACCCGCTGGGTTTAACTGACCGTGAATACCGTTGCTATGAGGTTGAATGTGATACCCACATTACCTGGCAGCGCATGGATATGTGGGCTAAATTCCCAGATTTTCACAGTCGTTTTCGTGCCCATGTTCGCCAAGCGATTGCATTGGACATGATTAAAATTGGCTGGAACGGTACCAGCGCTGCGAAAGTTACCGATCTCGCTACATACCCAATGATGGAAGATGTGAACATCGGTTGGTTACAGCTGGTTCGTCGTGACAATGCCGCCAATGTATTTGCCGATGGTGAGCAAAAAGACGGTGAAATTCGTATTGGCGCAGGCGGTGATTATGAAAACCTTGATCAAGCCGTACATGATTTACTGCAAGCCATTCCGGCCCATAAGCGTATTGGCTTAGTGGCCATTATTGGTGATGAGCTGTTATCCAAAGAAAAGAACAAGCTCTATGCCAAGCAAGCGCATACCCCCAGTGAAAAAGACAAAATCGAGCTGGAACAGATCATTGAAACATTCGGTGGTTTGAAGGCGTATAAGATCCCGTTCTTTCCTGACCGTGGCATCTTAATTACCTCGTTCGATAATCTTTGCCATTACGTGCAATCAGGTTCAACGCGCACCTCGATTGAAAATAATGCCAAGAAGAAACGTGTCGAAGATTATCAATCACGTAACGATTGTTATTACATCAACGACATGGAAAAGATCGCCTTTTTCGAAGCTGGCAGTATAAAGCTGGATAAGGTGAAAGACCCTGCCGTTGATGCCGGTGACTTTGATGCCGATAATCCTGCGCACTGGGTTTGGTCTTAACCAATAACCTAAATCGAGCACTGGCTTATTGCGGTAAGCCAGTTATTTACCCAGCAGAGAGTTTTTTGAAATGAGCATTGTAAAACGTAATCAGCGTAAAACCCATGCCTCTATTATCGGTGTGGACCTAGCAAGTGGTCCTGATCAATCGGTCACTTCGACAGTGAAAAATGGCAAGGTTGTCGCAACTGAACCAAGTCGCGCTCAGGGCATCATGGAAGAGTTTGATTTTTTCAAAGCTGCGATGGATTCCGACCTTGCTCAACTTAAAAAGTTTTCTCACATGGAAGACAAAATTGCATACAAAGCACAGGCAATTGAGAACCATCAATACCTGGACTATTTACGCCGCTATCAAACGCAAGGCACCAACCATCAGAACATGGTGCTTGCTTGGGTAGTCATTTGGCTTGTTGACCTTGGACACTGGCAAACGGCCTTTGAATTTGTGCCTTTGTTAGTCGCTCAAAATCAACGATTACCTGGTCGTTTCAGTACACAAGATTGGCCAACCTTTTTGATAGACCAGTTGTATGACGAAGGAGCTAAACACTTAAGCCAAGGCCGTGACGCGGTAGAGCGTAGCCAAGTGATTCACTTATTCACCCAGTTTATCCAGTTGCGAAGCCTGTATAAATGGTCGTTAAGCGAATTGATTGGCGGCAAGTTATACGCCATGACTGCCAAGCTAGAACAAGTCGTTTTTAACTTCGGTAATGCGTATACCTACGGCGTGAAAGCCACAGCACTAAACGATAAAGCGGGCGTTAAAAAAATGGTCAGAGAAATCGCCACGGTTATCGGCAAAGAAACCGAAATTTAGTTTATTGACCGACTTTGTAAAACGAATTGTAACGACTCTCGCGCCACCGGCTCGGCTGCGTTGGACTTATTCACAGTAGTGAAATGGGTTCCTTATCGCAGTGGCTAGAGCCGACCTATTAGAAGTGAGTAATGTGATGAATTTAACCGGTATGCCACTGGCACAGGTAAGCAATGAAAATGTAATCAACAACGGTTTTTATCCTGATCTTGGCAGTGCTGAATTTATCACTGATTACGCGATTGCGACGGAATACGCCAACAACAGCGAACAGGTTAAACGCACATTAGTGCTCGCCATGCTCGATGTTAACCAAGCACTGGCAAGATACCGGTTACGTCATTGGCAACAGGTCGAACTATTACAAGATGTGAGCGTTGATGAGATTGATGGCGTAAATACATTAATCCTCATGTATCAACGGGCAGTGTATTGCCGCGCTAAATCTAAATTATTAATCAGCCGACTAGGTGAAACGCATCGCGACCAACGTGCAGCACAGCAAGTGATGGCCAGTGACAATCAAGAATACTGGTTACTGGAAAGTGACACCGCCTTACGTCAAATGATGAAGGTAACGAATTCAGGCGTTGAATTGATATGAACCAAAGCAAATTACAACGTTTAGTGCAGTACCTGGTATCGACCACTTATAAGGGGCGACATTTAGCCAGGGCTGGCGAGTTTGATAGTTGGATTGAAGGCGGACGAATTGAACACGCCAGTAAACGAATAAACGGAACAGGGTTGCTCGCCGCGCGCTTTTTTTACAGTGGGGTGATCAGCATTAACCCATGCAATGCCCCTGTTGAATTGATCGCAACTTATGTGAGTTTTTGGTTAATGACAAATGCAGAGAAAGACGACAGCCATGATGTGGAATTTAGCCTGGATATTAATGACGATAACAGTGCTGAAATCGAGTTGACGATCGAGCGGTTCGCAGAAGATGTGATGCTGGTTGAAGACATGAACGGACCGTTTGAATTGGAGTTTCAAGGTGAAATGAAACGCTTTGATTTTGGTGAACAGAGTCTTTGGATTGCAGCTGCATTTGAATTAGATGCCGAGTGTGTGGCGGGGTAGAACATGCTTAGTCTTGGTATCTCCACTGATAACGCGTTAAAGCAATTAAACCTATTAACGCTCGATGCTAATAAGCGTCGCCGTATTTTACGTGGTGCAGGTCGCCAAGTGAGACGAGACACCAAGGCGCGATTAAAAGGGCAGAAAGGATTATCCGGCACCAATTGGCAAGGCCGCTCTGATGGTCGTAAAAAACGCATGTTAAAGCGACTGGGTAAAGGTATTCAGGTACACACCACACCCAATAACGCGACGATTACCTTTGGCAATAAACGGTTAGGGCAAATAGCCAGAGCCCATCAAGAAGGGATCACATTAACGCAAACCGCTCAGCAGGCAGAAAAAGCCTATGGCACACCTGATTACAACGCCAAGGCATCACGCAGACAAGCGAAATCATTGCGAGACAGTGGTTATAAGATCAGAAAGAAGCGCGGTAAAGGCTGGAAAGCACCGTCGCTTAAATGGATAACCGAAAATATATCTGTGGGACAAGCCGGTTTGATACTGCGTATTTTACGCGGTAATAAAAAGGCTAAATCCAGTTGGGACGTTAAGTTACCAGCCCGTTCGTTCATGGGGCAAAACAGAAATGAACAAACAGAATTAAAAAACTACATGTTGGACGAGGCATTTCGCCTCCGCTAAAAGGGTAAATATATGGCACAGGGCAAGGTTTTAGTTACCGCATTAAATACGGGTAGCGGAGCAACAAAAGAAGTGGAGCGTTCAGCATTATTTATCGGTGTTGGTGCGTTGAACATAAACAGCATAGTACCGATTAATGCACAGTCAGATTTTGATGAACTGATTTCACCCAATGATTCTGCATTGAAAACACAGTTAACAGCATGGGTTCGTAATGGTGATGCATTGGTGTCTGGTTGGGCTATCCCTATCAACAAAGGTGATGACGAATTTTCACTTATCGATAAAGCCATGGACCAGAACATCAGCCCTGAAATTATCGTGATCACAACGCCTGTCACGGGCAAGGCACAAGTTGAAGCATACCAAGCCAAAGCACTTGATATCTTAGCCAAGTATTCGCGCCGTGTTCGTTTTCTGGTGTCAGCACCTGGTCTGAGTGATAGCCAAACATGGACGGAACATCTTGCCGCTATTACCCCATTAACGGATGGGGTTGTTGCCGCGCGTGTGGCTGTTATTCCTGTGCTTTATGGTGATGAACTTGGCGCAGTAACAGGGCGACTTTGTAAACGTTCAGTGACTATTGCTGATTCACCAATGCGCGTGCAAACAGGGTCGATGGCACTGCAACCGACACCACACGACAGTACCGGTCAACCGATCACCAATGCAGTCACCGCCGCACTGGATGCTATTCGTTTTAGCTGTGTGCAGTTTTATCCTGACTTTGATGGCATCTACTTTGGTGACGTCAATATGCTCGATGCAGAAGGCGGTGACTATCAGCAAATTGAAGCCGGTCGTATCGTCGATAAAGCCGCGCGACAAATCCGCATTATCGCGATTTATCAAATTAAAAACCGCCGACTTAATAATAGCTCAACAGGCATTGGTTTTGGCAAACGTGTATTGGGTAAGCCACTGCGAGACATGTCAAAAAGCATCAACATTGGCGCGGATAAATTCCCTGGTGAAATTCGTGAACCGAAAGATGATTCAATCACTTTAACCTTCATGAACGCGCGACAACTGCGAGTCACAGTAAAAATACAGCCGATTGACTCACCAAGTGAAATCCTTGTCGGCATCATGTTAGACAAAGACGAATAAGGAACAACACATGTCAGTAAAAGCATTAGGCGGTAAAGACTTTGATATTTTCATTGGTGACAAAATGGTGCATGTCATTGAAGCCAGCGTCAAGATCACAGATGGCCGCAAAGTAAAAAAAGTACGAGGTATCACCAAAGGTTACATTGATGGTCCGGTAGACGCGGAAGTTACGTTTAAATTAGATCACGAAAACTTTCTTATTCTGCAAGACGTAGCCAAAACGGCCGGCAGTTGGAAAGGTATCGAACCTTTTGATATTTCGTTCTTAGCGGAAGTTGCCGCCGGCACCAAGAACATTGAAGCCTTTGGGGTATTACCGCAATTAGACGAGATCTTAAATATCAAAGCGGAAGGTGGTGAAGAAGATACCACCACCATTAAGGGCCTAGTTACCTCGACTGATTTTGTCAAAATCAATGGTATTCCATACCTGACTGCAGAAGAAGTGAGGGACCTGTAATGGCAGCAATTAAAAACCTGACTGCAAGTAGCTTGCTTAAGGCAATGCAGGCTAAGCAGCACAAAGTATTTGAAGGTGAATTAAACCTGAACATTATTGGCGTTCGTAACACTGACACCAAGGCAAATAGCTTTAACGATCTGCTTTGTGTCCTGTATCAGCAAGACGGTAAATGGCAGCTAGTCAGTTTTAAGTGCACCACCGACGCCGGCACTTATTATCGTGAAAACCCGTGCAATGTGGATGGTACCGCGGTACTTGCCGCCATGCAGCATCGCAGTTTATGGACCTTTGGTTATCACCAGGGAAAATACCCAGCGTTAGTGCAGCATAAACCCGTCACTGTTTACAGAGACAACAACAATGATAATCAACTCGATTGTGACAATAACTTACAACGTGGTTATTTCGGTATTAATTGCCATCGCGCGAATGCCAACTATGAGTCAAAGCAAGTCGACAAATGGTCTGCAGGTTGCCAGGTATTAGCCAACCCGAATGATTTTAATAAGCTGATGGCCCTTTGCCATCAAAGTAGTCAGCAATGGGGCAGTACCTTTACATACACCCTGTTAAACCAAGCTGATTTAATTCCAAATAAAGAGTGAGAGTGACCATGGCGTTAGAGCAAAAGATCATCCTAGAAGTGAATGATATTGAACTGAGTTTCAATGTGAACGTGACGGCTTACAACAAGTTTTTAAACCAAAGTAACCAGGTTAATAAAATTCAACCTGCGACCAACTTCTTAATGACGGTTGTGGACAGTGAATGTAAAGCAGCATTAAAAGAAATGCTAGCCTTGCCAGGCGCCGCGCTGCACTTAGTCGGCAGTGTTGTTGAAGAGTATCAACCTGAGTTCAATATCACCGTAAAAAAATAGAACAGCGAGCAAAAGAGATAGGCAAAAATCGCTTAGATCAGTTGCTCGCCTATCAGCAAAAATGGCTGCCACACAGCGCAACCACCGAAGACAGTTTAGCCCAGGCATTGTTTTTGGAAAATGATAATCAAGAGAAGCAGCAGATCGCCATCAACAATGGTATTTGCATGGCGTTAGACAGTGGTTAAGTCGCAGGTTGAGGGGGATGAATGAGCTCATTAAGCAAGTTGGAAAAACTCATGTACACCATTGGCGTTGTTGATAAAGCAACAGGGCCAGTGAATAAGATCATGGACAAGATAAACCAACTTAGCAGCCAAACTGCCAGTGCTCAAAACCAAATGATGAGTGGCTTTATGGGCACAGCTGGCGGCGCCATGGCGCTGGTCAGTAGTTTGTCACCTGCCATTGATCATGTGGCTGCGCTTGGTGAAGTGCAAACACTGGGTGTGGCAAGCGAAGACTTAACCAAACTCACCAAAACAGCGTTTGAATTTACCGCGCAGTTCGGCGGTAACTCGGCAGAGTTCGTGCGCAGTGCTTACGATATCCAATCAGCCATATCCGGGTTAACCGGTGATGAGCTATCTTCCTTTACCAAAGCATCCAATGTATTAGCGGTTGCGACTAAAGCGGATGCCAGCACGATCACCAGTTATATGGGCACCATGTACGGGATATTTGAAAAAACCGCCAACAAAATGGGCAAGTCAGACTGGGTGAATCAGATTGCAGGGCAAACAGCGAAAGCCGTGCAAATGTATAAAACCACCGGCGCAGAAATGCAATCGGCCTTTAGTGCGTTAGGTGCAAAAGCGGCTAATCGTGGCATTGACGCGGCAGAGCAATTCGCGGTGCTTGGCGAACTGCAGCTGGTCGTTAAGTCGGGTTCGGTCGCGGGTACCCAATACGCCGCCTTTATTGATGGCATTGGTAAAGCGCAAAAAGCATTAGGCATAGAACTCACTAACAGCCAGGGCGATATGCTCGGTATTGATGTGGTCATGTCGCGAATTAACCAAAAGCTGGCGGGTATTGGCAGTGTGGCCAGAGGCGATATTTTAAATAAAGCCTTTGGGTCTAAAAATGCCGCCTCGGTGGTTGATATTTTAAGTTCCAAAACCGCCAAGTTAAAACAGGGTATTAGCGAACTGACCAATATAACGGATGCATCCAAGGCCAGTGAAATGGCCAATATTATTGCCAGTCCTTGGGATCGATTTAGCGGTTCGTTAAATGGCGCAGCAACGGCGATGGGTCAAGCAGTGTTACCGATTATTGAACCGGTTGTCGATATGCTGGTTGCTATGTTAGGTGGCGTGATATGGCTAACCCAAGAATTCCCAACATTAACGGGTGTACTCGGCGCAGCTGCTGTTGGCGTCATTGCATTAATGATGGCATTCAGTGCGATGAACATGATCATCGGTATTTATCGTTTTGCATTGATTGGGCTGAGTGTTGTCAGCAATGCCGCCGCTGTCTCAACAAAACTATGGCAGGTTGGTTTGGTTGCACTGCGCGTGATGGGGTTCTTGGGCAATATTGCCGCGATGGGGGCTTACCTTGCTGCGATTGGTCTCTATCGTGGTGCGATGTTAACGGCGCAGGGCGTGACTTGGTTATTCAATGCGGCTTTACTTGCCAATCCAATTGGGCTCGTTATCGCAGGGGTTGTTGCCTTAGTTGCTGCCGTTGCGGGACTTATCTTTTATTGGGATGCCATTGTTGCCGCCTTTAAAGATTCATCTTGGGGTCAAGCACTGATTAGCATATTTGACAGTGTCATGTCGGTGTTCAGTGGTCTGATTGATAATGTGAAATGGGTGCTTGAAGCACTGGGATTGATGGACGGTAAAGAAATGACCATTAACTCAAAAGTTGAAGAGGTGACCAAAACAACGGCACCACTATCAACTGAAAACACACTATCAACGAAGCTCAATGCGACAGCATTAAATGAGAACCAAGTATTTAGCGCTGAGGCACTTGCAGCACAGAATGTTGCAAACATGAATACGCAGATCAATCAGGTTAGTGGCATAGCACCGATGGCTGCAAACCAAGTATTGAACTCTGAAGTATTCGCAACAAACAATTTAGCGAACATGAATACGCGAATTAGCCAGGCTAACGGTTTCGCGCCAGTTGCTGCAAACCAGGTATTAAATACCGAGGCGTTCGCAGCAAACAATCTAGCCAATACAAATATGCGATTCAATCAGGTGAGTAGTTTCGCGCCGGTTGCTACAAACCAGGTATTAAATACTGAGGCGTTCGCAACAAACAATCTCGCGAATACAAATACGCGTATTAATCAGGTTAATGGTTTCGCGCCGGTTGCTGCAGACCAGGTATTGAATACTGAGGCGTTCGCAGCAAATAATCTAACGAATGCAAATACGCGTATTAATCAGGTTGGTAGTTTCGCGTCGGTTGCGACAAACCAAGCATTGAGCACTGAGGCTTATGTAACGAACAACTTAGCTAATGCAAATACGCAGTTCAATCAGGTTGGTGGTTTATTGCCAGTTGCTGCTTCTCTTGTTGAAAGCCAAACGTTTAATGAAACAACAGCGCATAGCGAGCGTATTCAACAGTATCAAGAAAATAACCAGCAGCTAGCGAAGGTAAGTCGCCCGCGGATACAGCGAACGCAGTATTTTCAGCAAAGCAAACAAAGCGCGAATAACCAGAGTAATAGCAGCGCCGATAATAGCAAGCGGGTGTATATCGATAATGTAGTGATGAAAAGTGACAACCTCGCGCATGATTTTGAACAGTTAATGGAGTTAGCCGGCTAATGATAAATATGCATGTTGATTTAAACATTATCGATGGGGATTTTGTGTTTAATCCGTCACTCAGTGTGGAAAAGTTATCTGCAGCCAAGGTGATTGGCCAAGACGTTAAACACCGCATTCTTGAAAGTGGCCTACTGGTTAAGTTAGTGAAGCAGCGCAACACCAATGGTATCGCGCCGGTACTGACAGATTTAGAACTGGAAGTGGAGCAAGACGACCGACTTAAACCAGGGACAATCTTGATCTCCTACAACAGTGATAAAACCTTGTCGATTGAAGCTGAAACAAAGCAATACGGCGTAATGAAGTGGGCAGGGGCATAGCATGAGCAATGAAAATAGAACACCGGACATAGTGCCTGACTTTAAAAAAATGATGGCCGATGCTGGGTTACCGGTAAATGAAACAGTTGCCAAGCAGCAATGGGACCAGGTACTCGCTGACCAGCAAATCACGATTGAAAATGGCAGTCCGTTTAGTCCATTTTGGCGTACCGTTAAAGCATTAATCACACAGCCTGTGGTTAGTTTACTCGATTGGATTGCTCGAGTATTGATGCCTGATTTATTTATCATGACGGCAAGTCGCAGCGCCTTAATCGGGTTGCATGGCCCGAGTCGCAATGTCTTTATTGTGGATGCAATCAACGCCAAAGGCATGCTGACATTAACACGCGCTAACAGTGATGGTGTATTGAGTATTGCCGCCGGTGCTTTGGTGGAAAGTGACAGTATTGGCGGCGTGGTATATCAATTACGTACGCTTAGCGCTGTGGTATTTCAAGAAGGTGAGCCAGTAATTGAGGTGTTGGCGCAAGCGGTGACTGCAGGGCAGGCATATAACTTACCGGTAGGTAGTTATTACCGCTTGGTTAACCCAATTGAGGGCGTGACTGTTCGTAATGAAAAAGACTGGTTGCTTATCCCAGGTGCTAACGAAGAAAGCACAGAAGCATACCGTAACAGGATAAGAAACGTATTCGGCACGGCCGCTAAATGGCACATCAATACCGTGTACAAATCGATAATCAGTGACTTTGCAATACCGGTCGAAAATATTGAAATTGTAAATCAGGCGCCGCGTGGACCAGGTACTGCGAATGCGTTTATTTACTTAAATGTTGGCCAAGTATCAACCGGATTATTAAAGGTCATTAACCAGCATATTCGTGATGACGGTCATCATGGCCACGGTGATGATTTTCAAGTGTATGCAATGCCAACACAAGACAAAATGATAACTGCCACGTATTCGCTACATGTAAATAGTGTCGATATTAGCGCAGATATAAAGACCTTTATTCAGGCGGCATTTCGGTTAAACGATGCGTATCAACCTACGCGAACGCGACCGAACTCGTCATTTAGCATGAGCCTATTACAAGCGCAGTTACATAATAAATTCCCTGCATTACGCAGTATCGATTTTGATTGTGGTGATATTAAAACGGATTTGTGGTTGCCGAGACTCACGCAGTTGGTTGTGCAACATGGGTAGTTCTCAGCACAAACCGCAACCACCACAACCCGAAATTGCGACCTGGTTAAACAAAGGCCATGCCGAGCAATTAATGAAAGCCGCGCAGCAATACTGGAGTAATACCAAAGATTGGGTGATGTGGGCAGTTGCACAAAAAGATGAGCAACAAAGTGAAGAACCCTTTTTAGGTTTATTAGCCTGGGAACGTTTGACTGAAAGACTGCCTTTCGAACCGGCGGAATTTTTTAGAAAACGGGTCCAGCATGCACTTGTTAACAGCGTTGATGCGGGAGAAATAGCCACGATTGAAGCCATCTTTAATCGACTTGGTATCGATGTAATCAAAGTGAGCGAACGTATTGATAACCGAGATTGGGACATTATTGCTATCGATTTTAGCAGTCATACCGTATCGAAATACGGCGAACTGATGCCCGAGTTGATCCAGCTCTATGGACGCACCTGCAGACGTTATGAATTTACCGTGCACAGCGTGGTCGATGTTGGGTTAGCACCAGGTTGGCTTGATGTGCAGTGGGACAGTGTTCATGTGGATTTGGGCTTAGCTCTGACGCAAGGCAGTGATATTGAATTTAACCCCATGAGTGGTTTTCTCGGTGGTCAATACAATGTGCAGAACGTGCCATTGTTGCCACTGAATATGTCAGTAGAACATCCACTGACACTGCAACCACTTTATGGATTCTTGAGTAAAGAAAGCAGCATTAGTACTGCAACGGAGTAAGTTTCTATGTCAGAACAACAGGTAACCGGCATTCTTACTAATGCTGGCAAGCAGCACATTACCACCTGTGCACTTGAAAATACGGGGCTAAATGTCTCAACACTGGTGTTAGCGAATGTCCCTAATTTAAGTGATAACGCAGCGCGAGATCCTAATATGGCGATCCCTGCACAAGCTCAGATTGTCTATCAAACGGATGAGTTAATTACGGGTTTTATTGATGAACATACTGTTGCCTGGGCGACGGTGTTAGATCAAGACATCGGTGACTTTGATTACAACTGGATTGGGCTAGTGACCAGTACCGGCATTTTGTTAGCGCTGGATTATTTACCTCTGCAGCGTAAACGCCAGGGCGTGAACAACGTACACAACCGCAGTTTTGTATTGAAGTTCGCTGCCGCCAAAGCGCTTACCCGTATTGAGATAAAAGCCAGTAGTTGGATGTTTGATTACAGCCCAAGGCTCGACAGCATGCAACTGGCCATTGTGGCCAATGCCACGGCGCAAATAGACAACATGACGCGCCATTTAGGCTTAAAAGACGTCGTCACCAGCTTACGAAATACTATCGAACTGCAGCAAGTTCACATTGGAACCCTAGAGCAAGAAGGGCAAACACTACAGCACACACAATCAGTAATGATAAAGCAACGTCAGGAACGCGATGGTGAGGTGCAAACCTCACTCGCGAAAATGGCAACCGCACAAGTCAGTACTATGTACCGACAGGTGAAGCAAATTACATCGGCTTAATTATGGGTAAGAGGAACAGAACATGACAATAGAACAAAACATTGCAGAATTGGTGCAAGCCAGCAATAACCTCACCGGGGTTGTTGATGGAAAAATACAAGAAATTGATAGTAAGGTCACGTCTGCAGAACAGAAATTTAACGGGCTTAATGATGAGCTGATATCTAATTTGGGTTTTGTTGCACTTAATTATAACTCTGATTTTTTAGATGTTCACACCCTAGCTGAAAATGCACTTGGTTCTGAGAATACTTATCCTATAGGCATGGGGGTTGGTGGCGGTCGTAATGACTGTTTTAAATCTGAAATGATTTCTGTTGTCAGTGGCTCAGAACCAAGCAGCAGAGATGTTGACGTAAAAGAGCTATTAACCTTTATGGGGATTGGTTCATCACTTCATTTTTCCAGCGCCTTTAATATTCTAAAATTAACGGTGTTGGATGCTTCGTTCATGGATTTAGGTGGTTATGATTTTTTCATCCCTCAACAGCATGTAAAAAGAAGCCCTAACGCCTCGTTTATGGCTTATATCAAATCTGTAGGTGATATGCGTTGGCGAGGGGCGGTTAATAATGAATGGCAGCAGATTGTCGATCACCATTCAACGGATAACCCAGGTTCTTATACGCATATCGATATTAATTTTCAGAATGCGAAGGTCGGCGATATCTTTTATTTAGCGCTTCCTACAATTACCGTCGGGCATTTTCCGAAATCAAAAAAACATGGGAATTTATATAATCCTAAAACAGAACTCATTAGAAAGTTTGAGGTATAGATATGATGCAAGTTATTACACGTCGTGGATTGGTTGATGAAAACTGGCTTGTCGCGATAGAAAAACGTGATCGTTTATTGTCTACAGCGGATAGATTAGTGAATCAGGCTCTAGACCTATCATTGGATGTAGCGCCATTTAGAGCATATCGCCAAGAGTTAAGAGATATTCCTCAAAACTTTCAAAATGTTGATGATATCGTTTGGCCACTGAAGCCCGCTATTAGCTAATGCAGAGTATTAGCCTTGCGTCCCATCAAACCGCGACCTTTTGCACTGCTGCTGAGGGCGCGGTCTTATTGGCAAACGCTATTAAGGATGAAAGCCGCCAGTTTAGACCTGCGGTTTTTAATGCCCTGGTCTTGTGGGTGAGCAGTGATAGCTCGAAGGATTTAGCCAAGCGTTTGGCGGCGATAAATGAATATTGCCCATTAACCGGCTTTGTTGAATGCGGTCGTTATGCAACGAGCCTAGCAACATTAGATTCAGACAAACTCATTCGTCCTAAAGGAAATGAGCAATCAATAGAGTGGACGGTATTTAGTGATAAGCGGTCGATACCAGCGCTTAAGCTGCAATATCAGGCTGATTCATTAGCTCAGGTTAATGACCAAGGGCAAGGTTTGATTAGTGATATTGATAGCGCATTAGCAGAATGTAAGCAGTTAAAGCGTCTGCGTAATACACGTTTAACGGCAACTGAATTCAACCCCATCAATACCGGTTTAAATTGCATAAACATCAGCGCCAATACAGCTAAAGGCTTAGCCGATAAGCTGCAAGGTATTGGTGATGACAAAGCGTATTGGGTTTTTTGTGCGTTCGTGGGCAGTAGCAGTGAACTTGAACCGATGAAGGAACTGTTTTTATGATAGCGCTCGATGGTTGGCAGGTACCAGGTTATGAAACCAAAATAAAATGCAGCTTCAAATTAGCCGGCGAAGATTTAAGTGGCTACGGTTCGTTGACTCTATCATCGGATAACGGCGTTAAACCTGCCATATTATCTGTCACCACCAAGATCCCTTTTAACGAAAAATCCGCGTTAGCCAAGTTAATATCGAAAGCTAAAGAGCTCGACGAACACGGCGCCAGAATTATCCGCACGGTGAATTGTGATGTTGCAGAATCATTCAAGGTTCGTAAAGCCAAATTTGATGGTGAAATGAGTGCGACCGAGGATGACGAAGTGAAGTCTTGGGTTGTTAGTTTTAATTTACTCGAAGTTATGAGCAAGTCAGAACGCGAACAACTGCAGCTAGATGGCGAAGCCAATAACAATACAATCCCGCAAAGTACCGATGGCCATAATTCACTGCAACAGCAATTTGAAAACGTAGAGGGTCCTTAATTTATGGCTAAAGGTATGGATAAGCCCGATTCGGCCCGACTCACCACCGTATTAACCATTGGTGGTGAACCCGTGGTTAATATTATCAATAACAGTGTGCAGCTTGATTTGTTTAGTCCTGGTCGTGCTAGCTTTATTGTTACCTGTGAGCAAGAGCCTAAAGGCATCGTGGAATTACACCTTGGCTATCGGGTCGATAAACTGCAGCCTTATTTTATGGGCGTCATTGAATCTAAGTATCAATCATCAGGTCGTTGGTACCTAACTTGCCGTGAATTACTTGGCGCGTTGTCATTGCCGGCTAACATGGCCATTCGTTTTGCGACGATGAAAGATGTACTGGACCAGTTATCACTGACCGGTCTTCAATTTATCTATCCAGATGCCGAATACATCAATCAACTCGTGCCTTGTTTTTATCATCAAGGTGATGGCATATCGGTATTACGTCAGCTGGGGAAAATATACCAGGTACCGGATTATATTTTTCAACAACGTCCTGATGGCAAAATCTACGTGGGCAGCTGGCATGATTCGGGTTGGGCCAAGTCGGTTATCACTGATTTTTCAGAACACCCAATCAAACCGATCAGTGCGACGACCGGTGAATTAATTGCCATCCCTAAATTACGTCCAGGACTCAAACTCAATGGCCGTTACCTTAGTGAAGTGACATTAACAGGAAATAAGCAGGTTATCAGATGGTCAAAAACGCTATACGCCGCTTAGTATTACGTTACTTTCCTGAATTAGGACAGCGTAAACACTTACCGCAATTGGCTCGAATAGAGAAAATTTATGATATGCCGGTTAGTGGCGCCAGTGTAAGCAGTGCATTTCGCGCCTATAAAGCGGCTGATATCCAGTTATTAGATGCGGTAACAGGTAAGCCCTTAGCCGTTCCTGTCTTTGAGCAAGTGAGTATTGCGTCAGGGCAGGGACATGAACATGGTCTGTTCGTTGAACCAACACCAGGCATGCAGTGCTTAATTCAATATATTGATGGTCTTGATTCATTGCCGGTGATCACTTCGCTTTTACCCTGGCATACGTTGGTACCGGATAACCGCGCAACCGATGTGAGTCTACAGCAATCGCATCGCAGTAAGTTAGTCGGTAGTAATGGTGATTGGCACCTGCAGACAGATGGTGAAATAAAACAAAGCTGTCAGAAGTCGATAGTGGATGCCCAAACCAGCGAACAGAATTACCACGAACGCAGTACTAAGGTTGCTACGCACGACATTAATAAAATAGACGGTAACCAGGTAAATGAAATTATGGGGGCATTAAAAATACTCGTCGGTGAAAAGGCGATTATTACCTCATTGGATAACCTGCTTTTAGGCAGTAACAAAGAAGTTAAAATACAAAGCACAGAAGACATGCATTTAGACAGTGCAAAATCACTGATCATTAAAGCCAAGAATATAACCGAAGATGCAGACACGATTAAACTTAATGGCGGTAAAGGGGTGATCACCTGTGCAAGCATTTGTCCTTTTACTGGTAAACCGCATGTTGATGGCTCCACTACCGTTTTTGCAGGGAAATAATATGGCATTAAGTAAGTCAGGATTAAAAAGTAAAATTGAAGCTGAAATGGTTAAGGGCGGAATTGTTATTGATGGGGAACATGCCCAGGCATCGGTATTAGCACAAGCCATCGCTAATGCGGTTGTTGATGAGATAACCGCGAATGCGTTGGTTGTGGTACCGGGTGGTAGCTCGGCTGGACAGTATAAGGTTGTGTAA